GCCTGATAGACGACTGTCACCTTGGCGGCGGTCCAGGCGGCGGGCCGATCGCCGGACAGCCGGCGCAGCAGGCCCGGCTCCGGCTGGGCCTCAAAGAGATCGGAGGTCAGCAGCTCGCCGTCCTCCGTGACCGAAGTGACCGAGGCCAGCGGGAAGCGGGCGAGCTGCAAGGCCGGGGCCGGACGCTCCAGGCGGAAGGTCTGGCTGATCGTCTCCTGGCCGAAGCTGCGGCCGCAATAAGCGGCGATCACCGCGCTTGCCTCGGTGATTTTCTCCTGCAGCCACGCGTCATCCGCAGTTCCGGCGATCTGCAGCTCGGTCTTCAGGCTCGCAAGCGACGCCAGATCCTGCGAAGAGGCTGGCGTCGTCACGGTGACGGTGGCGTAGGACATCACTTCTTCTTGGCGGCCGGCGGGGCGGCCGGGGCTTCAGGCGGGGGGGCGGGCGGATCGCAATCCGGGCAATCCGGTTGATCGCAGGCTTCGCAAGGCGGAGGATCGCAGGCTTCAGCCAAGCCGTCGCGGATCAGGATGGCGGCGAGATCGTCGCTGACGTCGATCGGTTGGTCCTGGATCAGGGCGGTCGGGTTGGACGCGCCGTTTTCCCAGGCCGAAGTGGTGGTGAGGGGTTTGAGCCACATGAGCGGGTCTCCAGATGAAGAAGAGGAAAAAAAGGGCGATCCTTTCGCCACTTCCTGCGGCGCGGCGGGCCGCTCTGCAGGAAGTGGCTGTCGGGTCGCAGCGCGCGTTTGCGGGTTTCACCCGCAAGCCGCGCTAGGGCACCGGCTGGATGGTGGCGGGGTTGCCGCGGACGATCGCGGCGGAGCTGGTCGCGCCGGTGGTCGCGGTGGCGACCGTCATCGTCACGCGGATGAAGCGGCGGGAGCCGCTATAGCCGACGCGCTGGACCGTGTTGTTGCCGGCGGCGGAGGTGACCGCCGAGAAGCTGCCGATCAGATCGGCGGCGGCGACGGCGGTGAAGGTGGTGCCGTCGTTGGATTCCTCAAGCGAGGGGGTATGCGTGCCGTCGGTCCAGGTCCCGAAATGGACCACGGCCATCGCGCCTTCGAAGCCGCGCAGATCGACGGAAACGCCGTTGGCGGTGGCGGCGCGCGCGGCCGGCGCCAGAGTGTGGACCGCATCCATATTGGAGCGGAGATCGCGGTAAGCCATGACAGGGCTCCTTCAGAGCGGAGAGGGGGAAAGAGGCGCGTTCGGGGCTTTCGCCCACGAGCCGCGCCTGAAGCTGACGTGATCGCCTCCGCGCGTTTCGCTTGCGATCGTTCGCCTGTGGCGAGCCGACGCAGGCAAAGCCGCGCTAGGGCTCAGGCGGCGCGTTTGCGGGCTTACGCCCGCGAGCCGCGCCTGGGATCAACCAAAGCGCATGAACTTCACGCATTCGAACTGGACCACGTCGCCGCCGACGCGCTTGATCGAGTAGAAGCGGACGAAGGGCTTGTTCGTCACATTGTCGCGGATGGTGCGCACGCCGATGCGATCGACGATGGTGTAGCAGCGCGCGAAATCGCCGAAGGCCATGCTGAGCGAGTTAGCGGCGAGCGCCGGCATATCCTCCGCGTAGAACACCGGGTAGCCCAGCAGCGTTTCCGGCACGCCGGCCTGCAGCGAGGGCTGCCAGAGATACTGGTTGGTGGTGTCCTTGAACTTGCGCACCAGCTGCATGACCGAGCGGCGGGTGAGGAAGCGAGCGTTGGTGAGATATTCCGACTTGACCGCTTGGACCAGATCGAACAGGCGATCAGCCGGCGCGGTGGCCGGGAAATTGGAGGACACGCCGGTCGCGATATGCTCAAACGTGCCCCAGGCGCGGGTATCGTCCGCCGTGGCCGCCGTCGGGTAGGTGGTGATGCCGCGCGGCTGAGTGACGCCGTCGCCGGTGATGAAGGCGGTGTTTTCCAGCCGGGCGAAGCGGTCGGCGACCTTCTCCGCCAGCCAGGCTTCGACGTCGATCGAGCTGTCGTCCAGCATCTTCTGCGTCGCGTCCGGCTGGGCGAACATCTCGCGGGTGGGAATGCGCCACTGGCCAAGCGCCGGCGTGCCGGTGACCGGGCGGGCCGCCGTCTCGCCGACCCAGCCGGCGCTGGCCTGATCGGTGTCGCGCAGGCCTTCCAGCGCATCGGTGCCGATGGTCTGGACGGTGCAAATCTGGCGCATCGGCGAGGTTTCGAACACGCGGGTGACGATCGCGCCAGTGCGATCGGGCGTGACCAGATAGCCGCCGTCCGGATCGGCGCCGACCGCGAGGGTCTTGCGCTCCGAATCGCTGAAATGCTCATTGCCGTTGCGCAGAAACTGGTTGAGGACGGTCTTGTAAGCGCGATACCCATCCGCATCGAACTGTTCGGCGCGGCCGTTTCGGGTCGCCGCGATGGTATGGTTCATCGCCTTCAGCTCGGCCGCGAACTTGTCGTCGCCTTCGCCGCCCGAGAAGGACTGGCGCGCCAGCTTCTTCTCCAGATCCTCCAGATGCTTGTCAGCCTTGGATTTGGCGTCAGTCAGCTGATCGAGGCGATCGTTCAGCTTCTGGATTTTCTGCGTGGTCAACGGATCAGGCTGGCCGGCCTTCTTGATCTGGGCCAGCTCTTCTTCCACCGATTTCTTGAAGGCCTCATGCGTGGTGCCGAGGTCTTCGATGATCTTCTTGATTTCGCCGTCGAGGGGCATGGGGTCAACCTTTCATGCGGGTTAGCAGGCCGCGCAGGGCGGCGAGGGTTTCTTCGGAGTCGGGGTCGGATGGATCCGGGGTCAGCGCGTCCCGCGCCTCGCCCCTGATCGCGTCCAGAGCCTTGAAGCCGCCGGCCAGCAGGGCCTTGGCTTCGCGATCGGACAGAGGAGGGAGCGTCCCGCTCTCCAGCGCCCGTTCGAATTCGCGGATGGTGAAGCCGGCTGCGGCGGATTTGATGGTCGCGACCTGCGCCTGCGCCAGCATGGGATCATCGACGATCGAGATCTCGATCAGATCGATCTGCTTCAGCGTGCGGCGCGGCTCGCCCGGCTTCTTGCCGTAATCCACCTTCTTGGCGCGGTAGCCGATCGAGAGGCCGCGCATCGCCCCGCCCTTGACCAGCTCGTAGCGATAGGCCCCGGCGTCGGTGTTCAGGCCCAGCAATTCGCCGGAGACGGAGAGGCCTTTCGCATCTTCCGTGATCGACCGCCAGACGCCGACCGGCAGCGGATCGGAGCCCGCCATCGCGCCGTGGTTCAGATACATCGGCACGGCGTAGCCGCGCGCCTTCATGGCCGCCAGGCTTTGCGTGAACGCGCCGGGGGCGACCATGTCGCCGCCCTGGTCGATCACGCCGAACAGCGAGGCGTAGCCTTCGAAAGAGCCGGGCGCGGCTTCGGGCCCGGCGAGCTTCAGCTCGACGGGGATGGCGAGACGGTCATGCATGGGCGACCCCTTATGCGGGAGGCGTGAGGGCGGGCGGCGTGGCAGGGGGCGGATTGCCGAGAACCATGTTCAAGGGCGACAGGATTTCATCCAGCCCGTCGATCGGGTTCATGTCCTCAAAGGCGCGGACTTCGTTGCGGGTCAGCCAGCCATCGGTGATTCCGCGCTGGTAGAACGCCGCCCGGCTGGCCGGATCGCCGCGCAGCCGGGCCTGGAACATGATCTTGGGGTAGAGGCCGCCCTCCAGCTCGTCCATGGTCAGCAGGCTGCGGGCGACGCGCTGTTCGACGCGGGCGCCCCAGGGAACCAGATCATGGGTTTCATGGGCGAGGAACATCTGCTCCGCGCTGGCGTAAGTGGCGGCCTTGTCGTTATGGCCGACCATGATCGGCATGCAGCGGAGCGCGCGGCAGATCTCCTCGATCTGGAAAGCGCGGGTGGCCAGATGTTCGGCGTCGACGCCGGTCATGCTGAAAGCCTGGAACTTGGCGGCGCGATCGAGCACCAGCGGGCGGTGGGCCTGGGCGAGGCCGATATGCTTTTCAATCGCGGCGGAGAGCTGTTCATACTGCTCGGGCGCCAGGATGCCATCGACCGACCAGGCGCCGGAGGTCTGCAGCCCGTTGGAATGCAGCCGGGCGTGCTGCTCTTCTGTGGCCAGCGCCAGCCCCAGGGCTTCGCGCGCCAGATCCAGCCCGGCGGCGAGGCCGCGATAGCCATCAAGCGACGGACCCAGGATCTTCAGGATATCGGCGTCCTCCACGGTGATTCGGCGATAGCCGCCCTCGGAGCCGACCTGCAGATCGATCTGGTAGTAGACCGACCAGTCATTGCGCCGCTTGACCGTGACCCAGGGCGCGGGCAGCGGCAGCAGCTCGATCACTCTTTGCTGGCTGTCGCGCAGGATCAGGGCGAAACCGCCTTTGCCGAGCACGGCGTTGACCATCAGGAACTCGACGAACTCGAACCAGGTCTGAAAGCCGTTCGGGCCGCGCTTGACCAGGCGGGTGATCGGGTGATCGAGCGCCTCGGTCTTGCTGCGGCCGTCCTGCTGGAAGATCTTGAGCGGCAGTTGGGCGACGCCCTGGGACAGCACGCGGGTGACGCACAAGGCCGTCGTGCATTGCAGGGCGCTTTCCCAGGTGATCGAGACGCCGGAGCGCGACGGGCCGCCGCCGAAGGCGGCGCGCAGAGCGGCCAGCACCTGTTCGTTCAGAGTCGCGGTCTGGCTTTTGCGGGCGAAGGGCCAGAGCCGGGGCCAGAAACCTGCTTTCGCCATCAGGCGGTTTCCCACCAGGATTTCTTCGCCGCGGCGGCGGTGACGCCGGAGAGCGCGGCGCCGACGGCCATGGCGTTGGTGACCAGGCCGTCGATGCGGCCGCGCGAGCGCAGCTTGTCGAAAGCGCGATTGCCCTGCCCGTCTTCGTCGATCGCGGCGTTCATGACGCAAAGGTCGGTGACGCGGGAGGCGTCGATCGTGATCGTGCCGTTCAAGATCGCGTCCTCCAGTTTCGTGACGGAATGCGGCATGACCAGCTGGATTTCCTCCAGCGCCTTGTCGCCGACATTCACGCGCTTGCCCTGGCCGTGGCGCATCATCTTGAGCGCGCCGGCCGGGGCGTAGAGCGCGCTCTCTTCGCCGGTCCAGATCCAATGCTGCAGTTCGACTTCGTGGCAGGCGGCCTGGAATTCTGCGAAGAAGGCGGCGTCGAAGACCAGGGCCTGGACGTCATGTTCGGCGACCAGCCGCTTGACCTGGGCTGCGATGAAGGAATAGCGGATGGTGGGGCCGGGGACGGCGGTGAGCAGGCCCTCGGCGACATATTCCATGTAGGGGGCGAGGTCTTCGCGGGCGCGTTCTTCCAGGCCGTCGCGGGCGGTCCAATACCAGGTCTTGGTGAGCAGATGGCCATTGGAGGAGCCGTCGGCGCGCTGCCAGATGGCAGTGAGGGCGGTGAGGTCGTTCTTCTGGCTGAGATCGAGCGCCAGCCAGCAGCGCAGGCCCTTCAGTTCGTCCGGATCGACCTTGCCTTGGACGGCGCGCCAGGCGCTTTCCTCGATCCAGTATTCGGCCGAGCCGACGGGAATGCCGAAATAGAGGCGCTTGACCGAAAGCGCCGTGCTGATCAGGACCTGGGCGGTTTGCACGCGGCCCCGGATGTTCTCGATCGGAAAGGTGACGCCCAGAGCGGGCAGCGCCTTCGGCCAGCAGGCCTCGTTGGTGAAGACGTCCTTGCGGTCGGCCTCATCGACGCGGGCGATGAAGGCGAAGGCTTCGTCGTCGCGGTATTGGCCGGTGACGACGGCCTGATAGAATTCGCTGTACTGGGATCCGACGAGCTGATCGACGGCGGGGGTGTTGGTGCCCATCAGCATCAGCGCGTCTCCGGGCATTTTCGCGATGGCTTCCTGCCAGGTCTCGATGGCGGCGTTGGTCTTGAACTCGTGGATCTCGTCGGCCGCGACGAAGGTGGGGCGGGGGCCGGAGACGTTCTGGTTGTTGGCGAGCGACTGGAAGATGCTGTCGCTGTCGAGGTGTTCGATCTTCCAGGCGTTGTCGCCCTCGCCGCGCAGGATGACTTCGCCTCTGGCGACCAGGCTGTCGCCTTCCTCGCCGCCGGGGATGGGGCCGCGACACATGGCGACGGCGTCCTTGAACAGCACGTTCGCCGTGGCCTTGTCCTGGCCGATCGCGAACGCCTTGGCGCGGGGGACGCCGTAGAAGCCCATCATGTAGAGCCCGATCGCCGCCATCAGCGGGGATTTCGCCTGGCCTTTGCCGGTCTCCAGCCAGCCTTTGCGGAAGCGCATGCGGCCCGACGCCAGCCGCCAGCCGAACAGGGAGCCGACGCAGAAGATGTGCCAGAGCAGCAGGTTGAAGGGTCGGCCGACATGCGCGCCCTCGGTGATGGTGAGCACGGAAGGCGGGAAGTTCAGGGCGTGGGCGGCGCGCTCCGGGCTCCAATGCAGGCCGCGGCGGGCGCCGTCGCGGAGATCTCGCAGGTGGCGTTCGGCCGCGTGGCGGACCAGCTCGCCGACGGTGATCTTGCCGGCGACGGCCGCCCTCGCCCAGGCGGTGGTGGGGTCGGCCAGATCGGCCTTGGTGAGTTTCCAGAGGCGCTTGCCCATCAGGCGCGCAGGGGCTTGAGGTAAGCGTCGGCGGCGGAGGCTTTCTTCGGTTGCTTCTTGGCCGGGGCGGTCTGGCCACGCCGGCGGGGGGTGATGCCCAGCTCCATCTCCGCCGTGGTGGCGTCGCTGTCGGCCTGGCGCTGAACGACCTGCCATTGATTTAGCATCGCCGTGCCGTTCTTGGCCTTGGTCACCGCGCCGTGAAGGAACATCTGCGAGGACGCGTAATCGTACTGAACATAGGCCAGGACCAGACGCTGGATTTGATGCGCGTTCTCCGCCGCCAGCGTGCCAGCCGTCCGCAAGGCCGCGACGATCCGCAACCAGTGACGATGCGCCGACTCGCGCAGGGGCTTGTTGTCGATCGTCGACTCGGCCGGATCCGCCATCAAGGCCAGCTGGGCCTTCTTCGGCTTCGCCACGTCAGGGATCAGCAGCGACCAGTTCGGCTCTTCGATGTCCTCGCCGCCGCCTGGGAACGCTGTGAGAGCCGGCGCCAATTTTGACCCCCCCTCCGATTTCTGTTCTGAGTGCGAACGGTGTCCCCTACCGGTTCTGCCCCCAAACGGCCCAGAGATTTGCACCCCCCTACCCACGGCGCCGCCAGGGGTGGTTCGGGTCGAGGGGCCGGCCGTCGGCGTCGAGGCCCTTGACGATGAAGCGTTCGACGCGGGGTCCGCCGCCGCCGCCGGAGGATTTCTCGCGGTGCGCCTGGTTGTCATGAGCAGCGCAGAGCGTGCGGAGGTTCGCCTGGTCGAGAGCCGCGCCGCCCTGGCTGCGCGGGATGATGTGATCGACGCGGGCCTCGCCCTTGCCGGCGACGCTGCGGCGGCAGACCACGCAGCGAAACCCGTCGCGCTTCAGCGCTGCCAGCCTGACAGCGCGCCATTCCTTGCTGAGATAGAAGGGGTCGGTGGTCTTGCTTGCCCGCGTCGGGCGCAGTTTTCCAACGATGGGATTTTTCATGCCCGTTCTGTCCCCGCCTTGTCAAGCGCCATTTTCAGACGGGTGATCTCGTCGTGAATCGTCGCGGCCAATTGCCCGTGCCGGATCCGGTACAGATCCTCCACCGCGCGCAGCGTCGAGCCATGAACCAGCACGAACAGGATCGCGTCGCTCCGCACCTGCCGCGCCGACCAGTCCGCCCTGACCATGCGATACCAGCGGATCAGATGCTCCTCGCGATGCAGGATCACCGAGAGGGTCGCGGCCGCGTTGCTGGTCCCGTCCACCTTCTCGCGCAGCGCCTGAGCCGGGATGTTCGCGCCGGTCACGCCGGCCTCATGCGCCGCCTGCAGCATCTCCACGATCAGCAGCTCGCGCTTGCCCCAGCGAAACCGCTCGACCAGCGTCTTGAGCGCCCGCAGCCTGCGCCTGGCCAGCAGCTCGCGGGTGGCCACCTTCTCCACCCCAACCACCAGCGCCGGAACGCTCTCCTCCGCCAGCGTTCCGACAGCGTTCCGCTCTTTGTTCCGGACTATCATATTGATATCCCTCTATAATCTATCATCGGAACACCGGAACGGTCATAAGCGGATGCAATGCGCGCAGGCGCACGCGCACGCACGCGCATCACGAGGCTTCCGCGCGAAATTCCGTTCCGATCGCAAAAGCCCAATGAAATCAACGCGCCGACCGGAACAAACGCCGGAACGCGCCCGGTACGCTGTTCCGCCCGCCGTTCCGCTCTCCACCCGATCGACATCTCAGAAGCCCTGGAATTCGCCCAAATCCCGCTGATCCGCTTCCTGGGCTGGATCGGGGGGGCCGGGGGGAGCGGCGGGGTCGGCGTCCAGATATGTCGCGGCCCTGGTCGGCAGATGCTCGAGCGGGATCAGCTTGGCCCGGCTCTTCGCCCCGGCGAACTGCACCGGATGCGGCCAGGAATCCACGCCTCTCAGGTTCTTCAGCGCCCGGCCCCAGGCCCCGTCTTTCCAGGGCGTGTCCCTGAAGATCTTGGTCAGCGCGCCATGCGAGTTCGCCACCAAGAGACAAGGCTCGCTCAACAGCAGCCCGCCCGTCTCCACCCGCAGCCCGTAAGACGGCAAGGCCAGCCGCGCGTTAATGGACGTCTCGTCATGCCCCAGCGCGTTGATCACCAGCTGACCCAGCGTCGCCTTGTTCCCGCCGCTCCAGGCTTCCGCCATATAGCTGAACAGATGGTTCAGGCAGCGCTGCGCCTCGCTGTTCTCCGCTTCCTCCAGCTTGATCTGGTTCACCATCGGCTGGAACGCGACGGCGGCCGTCATCGCGGCCTCCACGCTGGTCTCCTCGTCCGACAGCATCACATCCCGCCCGGCCAGCAGCGCGCCAAGCTGGTCGGCCTGGCGGGGCGTTGCGCCCAGAGCCTGAAACGCCGCGCGCCAGGCCGCGAAGTTCGCCAGGTAGCGTCGATAGCCGGCATAGGCGCGGGCGCGCAGCGCCGGCCCCATCGCCTCCGCCCAGTCCATCGCCTTTTGCACGCGCAGCTCCTGCCGCGCCGTCTTCTCCGGGTCGCGCTGGGGAATGCTGAGCAGCTCCAGCTCGGTGATGCGCGATCGGTCCTGCGGGTCCAGCGCCGGCGGGTTGATCGCGGCCATGAACACGCTGGCGATGATCGTGTATTTCCGGGTCTGCCCGTCCGGGCTGCCGCGTTGCACGGTCGCCCCGCCCTTGGCGGCCATATGCCGGATCAGCTCGATCACCGGCTCGAACCGTCCGCCGCTCTCGCTTTCATCCAGCAGAATGCCGCGCGCCTCGCCCGCGCCTTCCTGCCGCACCGAGGCTTCGGAGAAGTTATTCACCGGCGCCCGGCCGATCACGCTGCCCACCAGATTGCACAGCCAGGTCTTGCCGGAGCCATGGATGGCGGAGACCAGCATATGCGGATGCCAGCGATGGGAGACCGCGCCCATCAGAGCCGCGCCGATCCACCCCACCACCAGCTCCGCCGCCTGAGTCCCAAGCGCCCAGGGCCACAGCTCGATCGCGCGCAGCAAGGTATGGCCATCCGCTTCGCTCGCCGGCTGCCGGCGCGGCAGGGGCGTGGCGGGGAAGGCCGGGTAGATCGCGGAGCCGACCTTGATGCCCGATCGCATCGCCTCCGGCCCGGCCTCAGTCCAGCGGATCAGGATATCGCCGCAATGAGAGATCGCCCCGGTGGCGTCCGGCCAGAAACCCGGCCCGCGGATCGAGGCGGAGGGCGAGAACAGCCCCTGCCGCGCGCAGAGCTGCATCAGCGTCTGCGCTGCGTCCTTATGCGCCCAATCGACGACATTCCCGTCCTTGTCCTTCTTCGGGCATTGCTCTTTCAGCCAGGAGGCGTCGCCATTGAACAGCGACAGGATGCCCAGCGGGCTCAACCCGCGCACATCCAGCCGGCGCAGCTCGCCCGAGCGCGACAGGAAGAAGTAATTGCCATCGGCCTGACCGAGAGGAATGGGCGGAATCGCGCCGGAGGCCGGCTCGTCCAGATCCTTCTCGTCCCAGCCCAGCAGGAAGCGTTCGCCGCGCGCGGTCATTTCAGTCCGCCAATCGTCTGGAGCTGCGCAATATCGTTAAAATCCATGCCTTCGGGCGGCTCCATGATCCGGATCACGCGGCCGGGCCGCTCATGCCGCTTCACGGCCGCCATGCGGGCCTGATACCAGGCGGGGCGGCGCACGCTGTCGCCGTCGCAGGCGATCACCAGCTCGCGCACCTGGTCGGGGATCCAGGCCTCCACCATGTTGCCGACGCTGAGCGCGCACCACACCGCCGAAGTATGGCTCTGCTTCAGCGACAGCCCGGTCTCCACCCCCTCGCACAGGATCAGGCGCTGCGCCGCGCCGGTCAGCCGCACGCAGCCGCCCTTCAGGGGGCCAAGGCTGAACTTGTCGGTCGCCTTGCGGACGTCCGGCCGCTGCGGATCCAGCCAATGCCGGTGCACGGCGATGATCGGCGCGCGAGTCTGGCCGTCCTGCAGCATGTCCGGCCCTTGCACCGCCGCCACCAAAGCCGGCAGGAAGCGCTGGGTTTTGCCATGCCACAGCCGCGGGTGATGGCGCAGGGTCGGGGGCAGGGGGCCGATGATCCCGCGCGCCCGGAGGTATTTGTCGGCCTGGGTCACGGCGTCGGGGAATTTCCGGCATTTCCGCCAGATCTCGATCGCGCTGGCCAGCCGCTGCGCCCGATCGGCGGCTTCCTCTTCGGCGGCGGCCTGGGCGCGTTCGGCCGCCTCGCGCTCTTGTTGCTCACGCCAGGCCCGGCGCTCTTCTGGCGAGCGCTGCGCGCGCTCGGTCTCGATCCCCAGATAGCGCTTGGCCCATTGCACCGCGCCGCCCTTGTCCAGGCCCTGGGTCGCCATGATCAGATCGATCAGGTCGCCATATTCATTCGTGGCGAAATCCTTCCACTTCCCGCGCCGCGCGCCGGTCAGATTGACCTTGAGGCTATTTCCCTTGTCGCCATGCGTCCCGCCGCAGGACCAGAACTGCCCGTCGCGCCGCCCGGCCGGCAACAGCGCCTTCGCCACCTCCGCCGCCTGCCCCGCCAGCCGGTTGGAGATCTCCTGAACGCTGATCTCGTCGCGGGCGGCGCGATCGTTTCGCTGTGCGAAGCCGACGCTGCTCAAAACAAAGACCCCTGGTCAGAGCCGCGCCCCCCCTGCCCCCGTGACTCGCCGGGGACGGCCAAGGGCGGGATTTCCGGACTGTTTTCCTGCGGCGGCGGCGGCGCGTGGCGCATGCAGAACAGCGGCCCGGTGCGCATGGGCCGGCGCCAGCCTGACAGGATCGCGCGCACCGATCCCCAGGCCGCACAGCCGGGATGGGCGCAACCGAGGGAAGAAGGCGGGGCGCTGGTCATAGCCACCCCAACGACGGGCGGAAGCTGGTCGTTCGCCAGGGCGCGCGCCAGATCAGCCACATGAAATCCACCGCGCCGGAGCCGGTCACTTCGCCCTGGCTGCCGCCCTGGACGCAAAGGATGCGCTTGGAGAACACCCAGATCGCGGCCGGGGGTCGGCGGCTGAAGACTTCGCCGCGATCTTGCCCCGCCAGATAGGTCACCGGCGCCAGCAGCGCGACGCCGGCCTCTCGCACGCCATCGCTGCGCCAGCCCTTCTGGTCCATCAGGTCCAGGCTGCGCTGGATCCAGGGGATGAACAGCGGAAAGGGCGGATTGGTGATCAGGCTGGAAAACCGCAGATCGGCATGGGGCGAAGGGTGCGCCAGGAAATCCACGCCGCCCTGGCCATAGCCGCGATCGATCAGATCGGTGCTGATCACCTCGAAACCCCACCATTCAAGCTGGCGGGAGATATGCCCCTCGCCGCAGGCGAACTCGCCGATCGGCCCCATGAAATCTTCCTTCATCACCAGCAGATCGATCGCCTCATGCGGCGTGGCGTGAAACGCCTGGGGATGCGGCGGGCGCGGCGATCCCTTGCGCTGCGGCAGGCGCGGCATGGCGGTCATGGCGTTACGCCTTGGTCACAAAGCGGCGCTGCCGCGTCTCGTCTTCCGGGGTCGGGTCGGGGCGCCATTCATAGTGGATGGCCTCGATCCGCTTCAGCTCCGCCAGGGCGACGCCGATATGAACATTCGAGGCGCCCAGCTCCGCCCCCAGCTCCTTGTTGCCGGGGATCGGATCGCCCGCGCGATAAAGCGCCCGCAGCTTGTCGCGAAGCCGCTCGCGCACCCCCTTCTTCGCGGGGTCGGCCGGCTTCTGCGGCGTGACCGGCACGGTCTTGCCCACAAGCGCGGCCCTGGCGATGTCCTGCGCGACATTCGCCACCGTAACCAAGGCTTCCGCGCGCGATTTCGGCGCGTCGGGCTTGGGTGTCTCGGCTTGCTGCTGCGCAGGCGGCGGCGCAGGAGGCGGCGGCGGCGGCGGTGGCGCGGCTGGCGGCGGAAGCGGGTCCGGG